AAGCTGAAGAACTGCGCGGAAGGCACGGTCCGCAGCTGGAAGCACCGGGGGAAGCTGCGGGTGCATGACACCGTGGACGGTTCCCCGATGTTCCACCCGGACGACGTGGCGAAGCTGGACTGACCAGCCGTTTCACCCGCGTTGCACGCCCCGGCAGGTTCTTCCTGTCGGGGTGTTGCGCTGTCCGGGCGCAGCCTGTACCGTCGTACTCGTAAGCAACCGCAGCGAAGAAAGCAGGGCAGCGTGAACGTATGGGTGGTTCTTAAGGGCGAGTACGCCGACTCTCAGGTGGTCGGGGTGCTGACGGACCAAACGAAGGCGGAAGACCTCGCCCGGCAGACCCGTGACCTCGTATTTGACGACGCGGTCACGGTGCTCGGGCCCTTCCAGCCCGCCGGCTCGATCGCGGCATGGCTGCCCCGGGAACCGGACGAGTACCCCGAGTACGATGACTGACCAGCCACGATGACACCCCGACGGGTTCTTCCTGTCGGGGTGTTGCGCTGCCTGGCCGCAACCGCTACAGTCGTACTTGTAAGCAACCGCAACGAAGGAAGGGAATCTGGCATGAACGCCGTAGCCCGACTCATCACCAACTGGACCAGGATCCAGGCCGAGCTTCACGCACTGGAAGCCGCCGAGCACCCGGACATCACCGATGAGTACGGCCGCGTCTGGACCTGGTACGGCGGGTCGGACACCTACCGCCACTGCGGGGCCGCAGCCCCGAGCAGCATGATCCCGGACTTCGGCTTCCCCACTCAGCAGGCACTGGACAACCCGAACTACGTGCTCTGTGACATCTGCCTGGACGGCCGGACGAGGAACGTTCCGGACTGTGATCCACTCTGGGGCCCGTGCTCGCACCCGATGCACCAGAACTAAGCGGAATCTGTACCGGACCCCCTGGCCAGCAGGCCAGGGGGTCCGTTTGTTCGGATGTTGCAGTACCCGGAAGGCGTACGGGTGCACGCGGGTACGACGGTTGGAACGGCTGGAACGCCAGACCCCCTATCCACCCCCGGCAAATGATCACAAATCGGCCGTTCTCGCACGTGAGAACGGCCGGGAACATGATCGGGAACGGGCGTTGGAACGGCCCCGGGAACGGCCCCTCACCTGCTGCTCTGTGCGAACGGGGCAACATCGTGGTACAGTCACCTGGCAACCCCTAACCGGAACCACCAGGAAGGACAGGACCGTGGACGCATTCGACACACCGGCGCTTATCCCCGAGCTGAAACAGAAGCCGCCCGGACCGGGCTTGACGGACCGTCTGGCGGACCGTCTGGCACTGGCCGGCGAGACGCTGTCACACGGGCTGGACGCGGCCGGCAAGCCGCTCACCGTGCCCGCGCAGCGCTGGTTCAAGGAAGCCGCCGAGCGGGACGAGAAGCGGACGGACGAGGCGCGGAAGGCGCTGCTGGAAGCCAACCGCAACCGCCGGGACGCCATGCGCGATCTTCGCCGGGACCGGAAGGCGTTCGAGAACGCGCGCGGCGAAGTCGCGTGGTGGAACGTCTTCAACGGTGAGCGCCGCGCCGCTCGCGCCGTGGTCCGGGACACCAGCCAGCTGGCCGCCGAGGCCCGCTCGGTACGCCGCGAAGCACGCCGCGCGTTCCCGATGACGCTGCCGCAGCTCGCGGTGCGCTGCCACGCCGCGCACCTTGGCGCAACGGGCCTGTGGTCCCTCGTCTCGGACAGCGTTGCGTCCGGCGTCGCAGTCGGAACGAGCGTTGCAGCGATCGCCTTCAACGTCGCCACGGTGTGGCTCGGTGGCCGCCACGTGTCGCGCGACACGGTGGACGAGGCGTTGGAAGCGTTGCAGCCGTCACAGGACGAGCGGCGCCTACTGCAACGCCTGGAACCGAAGGAATGGGCCCGCGTCGCAGAGCCGCGCGGCCTGTCCGACGTCGTTGCAGGGGCCGCGACGCTGACCAACTCGGGGATCCAGGTGAAGCTGACCCTGAACGGCACCATGGACCTGGCCACGTTGCAGAAGAAAGATGCTCAGCTGCGGGCCGCGTTGCGGCTGCGTGAGGGTACGCGGATGGAACTGCGCGAGGGGAAGACGGGCGGCCACGTCCGGATGACCCTGCGTACCCGCAGCACGGCGGACGGGCTGGACATGACGGGCTGGAAGCCGGGTGACGCGTGGGCTGTCAACACGATCACCGGCGAGACAGTTCCGGTCCCGCTCGGGAAGCGGATCCTGTTCGCGGGGACGACCGGTGCGGGCAAGTCCTGGTCCGCCCGTCCGCTGATGGCCGAGGCGTCCGAGCACGATGACCACCGGTTGGTCATCTTCGACCGGAAGTACATCGAGGCGCGCAACTGGGAACACCGGGCACGGACGGCCACCGAGCTGGACGAGATGCGGGCCCTGTGCGAAGAGCTGATCGCCGAGGGCGAGTCGCGGTTGCAGCTCATTCCGCGCGGTGAAGACGTGGTCTCGATCAGCCCGAGCCGGCCGCGCATCACCGTCTTCGTGGACGAGGGGGGCGAGCTGATCAGCGACAGCAAGGCGAAGCACCCGAAGGACGAAGAGGGCCGCTCGGACTACCAGGACATCATGACGTCCATGCGGACCATCGCCAGGAAGTACCGGGCCGCTGAGATCATCCTGGTGTGGTGCACGCAGAAGCCCGCCCTGTCCGGCGAGGGCCACGGCCTGGACTCACAGATTGCGGGCCAGCTCGTTCACAGGCTGTCGCTCGCGCTGGCCACCACGACGGACGCTCAGGTGGTCTTCGGCAACGACGCGATCGAGAAGGGGTGGAAGGCCAACGAGCTGCCCATGCCCGGGTTCGCGCTGTTCCGGAATCAGGAACTCGGCACGAAGTCGGTCCCGCAAATGATGAAGATGCGGGCCATGTCCCCGGCGAACGTGATCGCGCTGCCGCCCCGTCCCATCTGGCGCCGCGAGACCGGCCGCGCGTCCGCTGCGGACGTCACCGCGCGGAAGGCGATCGAAGCGGACGCACAGGCGCTCGCGGCCACCACGCTCGCGGACCCGTGGGCCGGCAAGGACGTGGACACGGACGGCGACACGGTGACACTGCCTGTCCTCGCGGCCCCGAAAGAGCGGGTGTCGTCCGAGGACCGGGACGACCAGATCATCCGCATCCTGGAAGATGACCCGTGTCAGACCATGTCCGAGCTGGCCCGGCTGACCGGCGCGAGCAAGTCCGTGGTGAAGCGGCGGCTGGACCAGATGGAAGTGGACGGCCTGGTCATACGTGACGAGGACGGGTGCTGGCACCCGGTAAGGTAGCCGCCAGTCCGCTCACCGCGAAGCCCACCAGGACCCGTCCCCCTGGTGGGCTTCGTCACGCTCGGGTACAGTTGCAACATGACAACTGCGACGCACACCGAGACCGTGGCCGCCATCGCCGCTACGCCCCCGACCGGTATCTTCCAGGACCTGCCGCCCGTCAGTTTCGAGATGCGGCTAGAGCTGTCGCACGCGGCCATGGCCGTCCTGCTGGACGTCCCCGAGGACACGCAGACGGCGCTGTCCGCCGCGCTGAAGGAAGCGGACGGGCTGGCGGTCGCGGGCGTGCTGGCAGAGCAGCAGCGGGCAGCACAGCAGCGGCCCGAGCTGTTCCAGTCGCAGCCCATCCTGAAGACTGCCGGTGACCTGATCCGGGCACGTGGCTGGACCACTGGCGCGTTCGACAACGGCACCGCGATGTGCGCCATGGGCGCTATCCGCACCGCGACGCGCGGTGACAACTGGTGGTATCAGCCCGTGCCTGCCGGTGAACAGGAAGCCGTTCTGGTCCTGCTGGACCGCATCGCTGATGAGTTCGGCCCCGGTCTCTCGGTGCCCGGCTGGAACGACCGGCAGGACAACGTAAACGACGTTCTACGGCTGCTGTACTGAGCGGGTACCCTGGACACGTCCCGTCCTTCCCTGCGGTTCCGGTGGTCCCTGCGGTAGGTGGGTTGCGCAGAACGGCCCCTGCTGGCGTCTCGTCCAGCGGGGGCCGTTCTGTGTCCGGGCCTCGGTACGCTGGATCCGCCACCGATGAAGGGACGGACCCATGACGGGCATCGCTCAGGAAGTGCTGGACCAGCAGAACCTGGACCGGGCTATCAAGCTGCGGGTGCGCGGCGCGCACTGGTCCGAAATCGCGGACGCCTGCGACTTCGTGTCCCCGGCCGCAGCGCTGCGCGCCGTGGGTGAGGCGATGGCCAGTGCGACGAGTCGCGCCGAAGAAACCGCCGACCAGATGCGCGACACCGCGAACCTGCGGCTTGAACACCTGCTGAAATCCACCTTGGACATGCTGGACGCGGACGCACCCACGGCCTATGACCCGGACGGGAACGAGCTGACGCCGGATGACCGGGCCGTCAAGCTGCGTGCCGTGGACGAGGCGCGGCGCCTGATTCTTGACCAGGCGCGGCTGAACGGCGTGGACAAGCCGGTAAAGGACCCGAACGGCGGGGACGACGTCCCGACCATCCGCATCATCGGCATGTCCCCGGATGAGCTGCTGTGACCACGTACGAGCCGCGCGGTGGTGCGCTGGAACTGCTGAAGGCCCGGGACGAAACGGTCCTTGTCTCGGGCCCGGCCGGCACGGGCAAGTCGGTGGCCGCGCTGATGAAGATTCACACCACCAGCCTGTTGGTGCCGGGTCTGGTCACCCTGCTGTTGCGGCAGACAGCCGCGTCACTGGGCCCGTCCACGCTGCGCACCTACGAACAGTTCGTGGCCGCTCAGGAACTGGCCTCGGGTCACGTGACGTGGTTCGGCGGCAGCGGCTCGAAGCCTGCCGCGTACCGGTACACCAACGGGTCTCTGATCATCCCCGGCGGCATGGACCGTCCGGGCAAGTTCCTGTCCATGGACGTGGACCGGGTCCTGATCGACGAGAGTAACCAGGTGTCCGTGACCGGGGTGGAAGTCGTGGCCACGCGTCTTCGCGGGAAGTCTGCGACGTACAAGCAGATGGTGCTGCTGACCAACCCGGACCACCCGGATCACCACCTGCTGAAGATGGCGAAGGACGGCCGGGCCCGGCACATTCACTCGCTGCACGAAGACAATCCGTACCTGTTCGAGCGGGACGGCACGCCGACGAAAGCAGGCGCGGACTACCTGGCCCGGCTCGGGGCGCTGACAGGCGTGCGGAAGCTGCGGTACCTGAAGGGCATCTGGGCAGCCGCTGAAGGCATGGTGTACGAAGACTGGCGCGAGGACGTCAACGTCATCGACTGGTTCCCAGTGCCGAAGGACTGGCCGCTGTTCCTCACCGTAGACTTCGGTTACAACGACGCGTTCGTGTGCCAGTGGTGGCGCACCGACCCGGACGGCCGCATGTACCTGACGCGTGAGATCCACCGTTCGCAGGTACTGGTGGAAGACCACGCCGCGCACATCCGCAGCATCATGGAAGAGAACGAGGACACCGAGCCCGCCCCGTACGCCGTGGTCTGTGACCATCAGCTGGAAGACCGGAAGACGCTGGAACGCCACCTGCGTATGCCGACCGTGCCGGCCAAAAAGGGAATCAGCCGGGGAATCCAGCTCACACAGGCGAGGATGCGCCCGCAGGGTGACGGCAGGCCGCGCATGTACGCCTTCCGTGACGCGGTACTGGGACGGGACGACGCGGCCAAGGCACGGGACATCCCGCGCGGCTGGTGCGCCGAACTGCCCGGTTACG